CGAGCAAACTGTCAGCAAAATACTGGTCCCACAAAGTCAAGTGGTAGAATAGATATAAAGGTTTAAGAGAATGGCAGTGTCAGAAAAAAGAATGACGTTTAATAGGGAGTTTAGGGAAGCAAGAGCACAATTTAGAGTTAACCCTACCGAAAAAAACTTTACTTTTACCAGTACAGTTGATGGTGGTAAGAAGACTGTTTTAAAAAAAGGTGAGACTAAACAAAGTCTTACGAAGAAATTTAAATCAGAAGGTAGTTTAAATAAACCTGCAGCTTCTGCTAAACCTGCTAACAGTATGCCGGGGTATTTAAAACGTCAAGCAACTGGAAAGAAAAGAGTAGTAAAAGATGATACACTTGCTGATGTAACTAAAAAAGAATTAACCTCTTGGAAAGCAAAAAACAAAGGTAGATACAAAGGTAAAGCTTTAACAGCATATCTAAATAATAAAGGTAAGAATATTCCAAGTACTGAAGCTAAACCTAAACTTGATACTACAGGTAAAAGAATTACAACTCAACAAGCACTAAAGTTTTATAGAGACTTAGATCCTACTTATGAAGGTAAGATTAATCTTGGTGATCAAGTTATTTTAGGGAACGTTAAAGGTGAAGGTAAAATTATAGATGTAATTAAAATAGCCGCCCGAAAAGCAAATACCCCTAATAATATAATAAAAGCAAAACCGGGTAAAGGTGCACCAAAAATAACTGCTCTTACTACAACACAAAAAGAGAAACTGATGAAAAAATTAAGAATAGCTCTTGGAAAAGAAACAAACAGAACGGTGGCTAGTGGTCTAATTACAACTTATAATATGAACGCAGCTAAGTCTGAAAATGTACCAGAAATTTCAGCACCTAAAAGAAAACAGCTATTAGACGCAGCTTTTAAATAATAAATAGGAAAAAATAAAATGTACGGAATGAAACCAAAGAAAAAGAAATCATCAGGCTATAACAAAGGCGGTCTGCCTATGGTTATGAAAGATGGCAAGAAGGTACCAGCTTATGCTGCTGACGGTGTTGGCAAGATGAACATGGGTGGTATGACCAAGAAGAAACCTGCTGCTAAGATGATGGCAGGTGGTATGGCTAAGAAGAAAATGATGGGTGGTGGCATGGTGAAATATCAAAAGGGTGGAATGCAATCTTCTCCCGGTACAGTAAACACTATGGCAACTTCAAACTTTCCTTCTAAGGACTCAGTAGTAAGCAGGAAGCCTATGGCTAAGAATGGCACTATGACTTACAACATGGGTGGCATGGTCAAGTCTCAGGTAGACAACTTGAAGAAGAAGAAGAACGCATAACGGGGTTGCAATCTTGTATGTAGTATGATATAGTAACTTGTGGTATAACTGTCTCTGGTAAAAGGAGACACACCATGAAGAAACTTTTTAAATCATTACTTACAGCAATACAAGAAGGTCAGTTGCGTAGAGTGCAATACTGGCAGCTTAATAGCATGTCAAACGAGGCTCTTAGAGATATAGGAATAACACGTGGTGAAATCAAAAAAGTCTTCGACAAGCACGGTTAATGCGGCGGGTAATTATACTAAGCCTACTATGCGTAAATCTCTTGTTGCCTCCGTTAAAGCTGGCAGCTCAGGAGGAAAACCCGGGCAGTGGTCGGCCCGTAAAGCACAAATGGTTGCTAAAAAATACAAAGCTAAAGGCGGGGGTTATACCTCCTAATGGCTAAAGAACCTAAAATAGGTACAGGTAAGAAACCCAAAGGTAGTGGTAGAAGGCTTTATACTGACGAGAACCCTAAAGATACAGTTAGTATAAAGTTTGCCACTGTTAAAGATGCTAAAGAAACTATTGCTAAAGTTAAAAAAATAAACAAACCCTATGCACGTAAGATACAAATTCTCACAGTCTTAGAACAACGTGCTAAAGTTATGGGTAAGACAGAGATTGTAAGGTTAGCAAAACAAGCTAAACTACAATTAAAGAAACAAGAGGACAAAAAGTCATGAAGGGCGTAAAGCATTATAAGAAGGATGGTACTGAACATAAAGGTGGTACTCACAAGATGCCTGATGGTTCTTTGCATACTGGTAAAGCACACAGTAAAACAAGTGTAAAGTTATTTCACTATAAAGACCTAAGTAAAGCAGCAAAGGCTAAAGCAGATGGCATTGACAAAAAGTCAAAAAAGTCTTAAGTCTTGGACTAAGCAGAAGTGGACTACTAAGAGTGGTAAGCCCTCAACACAAGGGCCAAAGGCCACAGGTGAAAGGTATCTACCTAAGAAGGCTATTAAGTCTCTTAGTGATTCTGAGTATGCCTCTACAACTAGAGCCAAACGAAAAGGCACTACTGCGGGTAAGCAGTTTGTGGCTCAACCTAAAAAAGTTGCAGCCAAAGTAAAGCCGTATAGGAAAAAAACATGATTAGATACATAAAACGTATATTGTGCGCCTTGCTTAATCGTGAGTGTTTATGTAAGAAGTGTGATTGCGCATGAGAAAACTTACAGAAAAACAACAGATATTTCTTGATGTACTGTTTGAGCAAGCACAAGGTGATCCTGTAAGAGCTAAACGTCTTGCAGGTTATGCTGATACTATGTCCTCTACAACTATTACTGCTGCACTACAGGATGAGATTGTTGAACTTACTAAGAAGTTTATTGCCACTGCTGGTAGTAAAGCTGCATACTCTATGATGCAGGTTATGACTAACCCTACTGATCTAGGTAATAAAGAAAAGATGGCAGCAGCTAAAGACTTTCTTGATCGTGCTGGGTTTGTAAAGACAGACAAAGTAGAAATTAAAGCAGATAACCCAGTGTTTATTCTACCCCCTAAAAACAATGAAAGTTAATAAAACTTGGAAGCTACCTAAACCAGAGCTAGTTAATAGTGAGTATGAATGGCTTTCTGTCGTTAGAGTAGGCAGAGTAGTTCCATTTGGCTATAGACAAGACCCTGAAGATGATGATATACTTCTACCAATCCCAGAAGAACTAGAAACATTAGAAGAAGCAAAGCATTTTCTAAAACAATATAGTTACAGGGATGTAGCAAACTGGTTAAGTGAAAAGTCAGGTAGGTACATCTCTCATGTGGGTCTTATGAAAAGAGTTAAACTTGAACGACACCGTAAAGCAGAAGCTTCAACGCAACGCTATTACGCTGAACGCTACAAAGAAGCGGCGGCAAAAGCGGAAACCCTCGAAAGAAACCGTATCGGAGCCAAAGAGCGTAACAGTACCCGCAGCCCCGAAGCCACCTCCGATAGAGGTTGAGAAAGCTCAAGAAATTATCTTTGAGCCTAACCCCGGTCCACAGACAGATTTTCTTTCAGCATCAGAACAGGAGGTATTATATGGAGGAGCGGCTGGTGGTGGTAAGTCTTTTGCTATGCTTGCCGACCCTGTTAGGTATTTTAATAATCCTCTATCTTCTATGCTACTTGTACGAAGAAGCACGGAAGAACTCAGAGAACTTATTTCAGTCTCAAAACAACTCTACCCCAGAGCAATCCCCGGTATCAAGTTTATGGAACGGGACAAAACATGGGTAGCCCCAAGCGGTGCTACTCTTTGGCTAAGTTACCTAGATAGGGATGATGATGTACAAAGATACCAAGGGCAAGCTTTTAATTGGATTGGTTTTGATGAACTTACACAATGGCCTAGCCCTTATCCTTGGAACTATATGAGGTCTCGTCTTCGGACAACTAAGAATAGTAACCTAAGTTTATACCAAAGGGGTACAACTAACCCCGGTGGAGCTGGTCATCAATGGGTTAAGAAAACTTTTGTAGACCCAGCACCTCATAATACCAGCTTTGATGCTACTGATCCTGAGACAGGAGAACGCATTGCTTGGCCTAAAGGTCACTCTAAAGAAGGTCAACCATTATTTAAACGTAGGTTTATTCCTGCTACTTTGTTTGATAACCCCTACCTAGCTGATGATGGACTGTATGAAGCTAACCTACTCTCACTACCTGAGCATCAACGTAAGCAACTGCTTGAAGGTAACTGGGACGTAAATGAAGGTGCTGCTTTCCCTGAGTGGAACAGAAACATACACGTAATAGAACCGTTTGACATACCGGGAAGTTGGGCAAAGTTTAGAGCCTGTGACTACGGATACGGTTCTTACTCAGGGGTTGTTTGGTTTGCTGTATCTCCTGATGAACAACTTATAGTTTACCGTGAGATGTATGTATCAAAGGTCATAGCTACTGACCTAGCTGATATGATACTAGAAGCAGAAGAAGGTGAGAAGATACGTTACGGAGTACTTGACTCATCCCTCTGGCATAAACGTGGAGACACTGGCCCTAGCCTAGCTGAACAAATGATTATGCGTGGATGCCGTTGGAGACCTGCAGACAGATCAAAAGGTTCAAGAGTTTCAGGTAAGAACGAGTTGCACAGACGATTACAGGTAGATGAGTTTACAGAAGAACCACGGATAGTTTTCTTTAATACTTGTGGCAATAGTATAATACAACTACCAGCCCTACCTTTGGATAAGAACAACCCAGAAGATGTAAACACACACTCAGAAGACCACCTATACGATGCTATTAGATATGGCATTATGACAAGACCAAGAAGCAGTTTGTTTGACTTTGATCCTGCATCACAGAACTCAGGCTTTCAAGCAAGTGACCCAACCTTCGGTTATTAAGGATACACTATGGACGAATTAGAAGAAAGCATGGCAATGGACATGGAAGAGGCAAGCTCTCTTGATGACATGAAAGAAGATACGTACAGTGATCCCCTTGCAGGAAGTATTGTTGGCCTAGTACAGAAGCACTACAAGAAAGCTTCTGATGCCAGAGAAACAGAAGAGACTCGTTGGATACAAGCTTACCGTAACTACCGTGGTCTCTATGGTCCTGATGTACAGTTTACTTCTACAGAAAAATCACAAGTCTTTGTTAAGGTTACTAAAACTAAAGTCCTTGCAGCATACGGTCAGATTATTGAGGTACTCTTTGGCAACAATAAGTTTCCAATTACAGTTGACCCTACTGTCCTCCCAGAGGGTGTAGCTGAGTCAGTTCACTTTGAATCTAACGATGAGCTTAAAAAAGCTCAAGACCCAAGTGCAGAAGATACTAAGTTACTTCCCGGCGAGA